ACCCGCCGGGCAAGCACCCGGCTTACAAGCCTTTTCACAAAAACGCGCCTCCTTTACCCGGCTACCCGCCGGGCCTTTATGTTTCTATCCAGTAGTCCATCAACGACCACCCGCCGTTGCTGTGTACACGCTTGATTTTCTTGCGGGCGATTTTCTCCGGCACAGTGCTTTTCAGGTTTCCGTATTGATACTCAATCTTCACCTGCGCCTCGTACCACTTTTGCCCGGCCCTTTGGATGTAGAAAAAGCCCCATTCGCACGGGTTTCTTTCCAAAACGGCTTTTACAAACTCCTGCACCGTCCATTCTCCGCGCAGCTCCACAGCATACGAACAGCAACAGTCGCCATACGGCCCGCCGGTGCAAACCAGCTTAAAATCCCGCTCTGCTTTCACGCCTCATTCCTCCGATTCGCAAATTGTTTTTCCGGCGGCTTTTCCCGATCAGCGGAAAATGTTCCGCCCGCCGGGTGAAATCTTTTGACCAAAACACTTTTTCGGCCAGTTTTCCCGCCGTGTTTCCCGCTCCAAAAGAGAGGTTTTTACACGCAAAAAATCCCGCCGGGGCATGG